ACGCAACAAAACAAAAATTAAATATCTATATGGAAGCGTGGTCGAGTCTGGTTTATGGCATCCGCCTTGAAAGCGGACGAACGTGATGAGCGTTCCGTGGGTTCAAATCCTACCGCTTCCGCCAATATTAATGCGGGTATCGTATAGTGGTTATTACGTGGCCTTGCCAAGGCTAGGAGGAGGGTTCGATTCCCTCTACCCGCTCCAATAATACAAAAAATGATAAATAGTGTTGAAAGGTATGACCCCTTCATTACACACATACAGGAGAATTTATGTCTAAAGTACTATTTGTGCTAAAACGTAAAGATGATTATAATAGCGATGTAGACAGTAGACACATAGGATTAAGCACAGGATTATATAATTCTGCATCATTTGTAAATCAAATGCTGAATGATGCAGGGATAAAATCCAACCTAGAAGTTGTCGTAGATAACAATTCTATTGACAGGGTGGTTACACAACACCGACCAACACATGTTATTATTGAAGCACTTTGGGTAGTACCTCAAAAGTTTGAGATACTACAAAAATTACATCCCACTGTAACTTGGATTCTTAGGCTACATAGCGAGATTCCATTCATGGCAGGTGAAGGTATGGCAATGGATTGGATAGGAGAGTATTCTAGAATACGTAATATGATTATCGCAATCAATTCGCCTAGGATGCTAAGAGAAATCCGTGCTTATTTAAAATCAATGCACAGTTGGACTGACAAAGATGTTAATAAAAAAGTAATCTATCTTCCTAATTACTATCCTCAACATTATAAAAATACTAAAATTATAAATAAAACTAAACCTACTATTGACATCAGTTGCTTTGGTGCAGTACGACCTCTCAAGAATCATCTATTGCAAGCAATTGCTGCTGTTGAATTCGCAGAGAGTATCGGAAAAAAGTTAAGATTTCATGTTAACTCTAATAGGATTGAGATGAATGGTCAACCTGTTCTTCGCAACCTTGAAAGTATGTTTAGTCATCTATATGAACACGGGCACCGGTTGATTCATCATACTTGGGCCCCTAGAGAAGAATTCATCAGGACCTGCGCTAGTATGGACCTCGGTATGCAGTGTAACTTCAGTGAAACATTCAATATCGTAGGAGCTGACTTGATCAGCCAAGGTGTACCTTTGATCGGCACTTCTGAGATTCCTTGGTTAAAGATGGGAAAAGCAAATCCAACCGACAGTGAACGTATCAGGGATGAACTTGAATTTGCGTATCGACTTCCTTGGCTTAATGTCAAACTAAATCAGACAAGTCTAACTAAATATACGAATAAAACTGCTAATATATGGAAACAAGTATTTGGAAAAAGGAAATTGAGATATGAGCGGAAAATTTTACGTACGGGTACTTGATAGAGGCGGCGAAGAACTTGTGATTGATACCTTTGAATTCAATAATCGCCGGGATGCAGATAAGTTTGCTAGAGAGTATCATCGTCTTCATAGATGCTGGATCAAGATTTATAATGAGTTCCAAGAATTGATCGAAGAGTTGATTGAGTGGATAGAAGACCACGAACCATACGCATAAACAATTTAGGAGAGTTGCCAGAGTGGCCGAATGGGCTGGTTTGCTAAACCATTGTACCCCTTCAAGGGTACCGAGGGTTCGAATCCCTCACTCTCCGCCAAACATTGAGTGGATATTATGATCAACTACAAAGAACTTGATGAAGATTTTTTGAATTTTGGTATTCAAAAAATAAATTACAAAGAATTGTTTGACTCAAACATTACAACTCCTCATTTCTGGATTGACCAAAAAGTGGAAGATATCTTTACGCCGGAAGGCCTAGATTTTTTTGCACAACGACAGATTAAGCTGCGTGAAACTACTAGAATTTTTAAATTGAAGTCAGGAATCACTTCTTTGATTCATATTGACAGCGAATATTATGACGCTGCTCTAAACTTTGTGGTTGAAGGAGACGGAGAGATGCAATGGTGTGAAGTAGACGGGCCTGCAATAGAAGGTAATTACACGCAAAGCAACTCTTCTGCTGGAAGTTACAAAGCCTTTACCGATTACACAAATCTTACCATAATAGAAAAATGGAATGGTAAATGTGCAGCAGTCAATATCAGTGTCCCGCATCGTATGATAGGCGGAAACCAAGACAGGTATTGCATAAGTGTGCGTACAGCCCAGGATCAATTTTTTAAGGATGTAATTGAGTTGATATGAACTTTGAAATAGACCCAGAATTTATAACATCCATCCCTGTAGTGACAGAGTATCATCGTGCTAAGGATCCTGCCAACCCAACTCCAGAAGAATTTATGGCTATCATAAAAGATGGCCCTATCATAGGAACCTCTTACTCAACGACAGATCATCCTGAATACGCTAAGTTAAGGGATCGTCTTGAAAAGACCGGATACATCAAGACTGAGCGTAGTTGGTGGAATGGCGATCGGGTCCTAAAAAGATTCACATTGAATGGAGTCCCGTTCAAGAAAAATGATCAATTTAGTTGTGCAGGTGCGATGAGGCATCATCTAGAATACAAAAGAAAATATAAATAGACATTCACACACAGGAGAAAAAATGAATAAGACAAATTTACCAGTTATTTTGGGCGCGAGTTTTGTACTATTTGCAATAGTAGCGAACATCTATATCACTTATATGAATTTTAAGCACCCCGAGTGGATGCTGGTTCCCTACGCAACATTTACCGTAACATAATTAAAAAAACGTTTGACATCTGTATCCGTATTTGCTATATTGAATCATAGAGATTGAATGTAACGAAGGGACGCTTCTCATGACGAACAAGCCGATCTACAATCTGAGCAAGGATATTGAGTGGGGCAAGACCGTTTGGGTTCTCTATACTGCAAACTCTAGCCCGTTCGGTCGTTATTCGACCAAAGCAGCAGCTCTTGCTGACGCTCGTGTGTATGGATTGAAAGTACAAGTTACCGAATTTCCACGCAAATTTAACTCCTTCGCATACTAAAAAATAACGCACTGGTGGCAGATTGGGAATGCGGTGGACTGCAAATCCGTTCCGAAAGGGTAGTAGGTTCGATTCCTACCCAGTGCTCCAGATAAACAAGTCGGTACCGATTGAAGTCACCTGATGACATAGGGCGGATCGGTTAAAAGAATGCATGTGTGACTGCCGATACATTATGGGAGATTAGCTCAGTTGGTTTAGAGCGTTCGGCTGATAACCGGAAGGTCACTGGTTCGAGTCCAGTATCTCCTACCAATTCTAAGGGTGCGTAGCTCAGTGGAAGAGCCCCTGACTTTTAATCAGGTGGTCGTCGGTTCAACTCCGACCGCACCCACCAATTTTTGAAAGTGAAGATAACATCGGCAATGATTTGAAGGCACTAAAAACGTTTACTTAATGATGGGATAGCTCAGTGGTAGAGCGTCACGTTGCCAACGTGAATGTCGAGGGTTCGACCCCCTTCATCCGCTCCAAAATTTTAGACGATACTATATGAAAAAATACCGGGGACGGCATATAGTATTATACATGATGAACTGCTGGTAAAACCGATAAATGCTAATCCAGCTGTGCAGGGCTCATGTGTCTAGAAGTTAATGCGGAACTGCTTTGATGAGCCGCGCCTAAATAAATGTTACGCAATCAACATTTAGTTTTAAGTAGTAGATGACGTATAAATAACTTTGTAGATTCTAATCTATTAGACATCAAAGGAGACATCAATGTCAGCTATTATAAACTTCTTCAATGCTAACAAGCCATACTTTGTAGCATTACTTACCGCTGTCGCAGCCGGCCTTCAAGCGTTGGGATATTCTATTCCAGCATTTGTATACACACTGCTTGCCGCATTCGGAATCAGCGTTGTACATGCATCAATCCAAACCGCAGCCACGAACGCTGCATCTAACGCGGCGCCAACTCCGGCAGCAAAGAAGTAATATAACGCGGGATAGAGAAGAGAGTCATCTCACTTGGCTCATAACCAAGAGACCGCCGGTGCGAATCCGGCTCCCGCACCCAATCTAGAAAATAGGGACCCTTAGTCCCTATTTTTTTGCGGCATTAGCATAGTGGTAATGCTCCAGCCTTCCAAGCTGATTAGAAGGGTTCGATTCCCTTATGCCGCTCCAAATTTATAGACAGCACTATATGGAATATATCCGGGGACGGCATATAGTGTGTTACACAGTGAACTGCTGGTAAAACCGATAAATGCCCATCCAGCTTTGCAGGACCCGTGTGTCTATAAGATAAATACAGTATGTTATTAATCGCATACCAAGGAATCTTTAATGGTCAGGACTATGAGCAAGCAAATAGCCCCGCTCAGTTGAGGACTGCCCTGAACAATGGTTTCTCTGTAGCAATTGACGCATGGAGAATAGGCTCCGCCACTTATTCAGGAAATGATCAACCGATATACCCGATTGATGACAAGTTCATACAAGGTAGCAGATTTTGGATAAATGCTAGGAACGCTGATATGGTCACGTTCCTCTCCTCACAACCAGCAAACCTCTATCCAAACTGGTTCTACTATGATGACGCTAATCCACCCGCATATGTAACGACTACGAGCGGTAAACTATGGACTTTCGGAACCGTACCTATAAACAATACGAGCGTAGTCGTCCTACCAGAAATTGATGATAGAGGATTATTCAGTACCGTAAAATTGCATTGCTATGGCATATGCAGCACTTATCTGACTTTTATCAGGAGAATGCGTAACGAAGGCGATTGGTATTAAAAATCTGGTCAATGCCAAATACTCTAAATATTTAAATGAGAATTCTTGTAGCCATACTAACTAATAGATTTCCGGATAAACTTGAACGGTGCATTGATTCTGTGAAAAAACAGACATCTGATGTTGTTGTAGTTTGTAATACACTAGATAGAGATTTTATACCACAATCTAGGTATATTGCTGAATCAAGTGATGTTACTTTTGTCGTCACTGAATCCAACGGAACTCCTGCTAAAGGAAAAAATTCAGTACTAGATTATTTTGCTAAAACTGATTATGATTATTTGTTTATCGTAGACGGTGATGATTTCTTAAATAAAGATGCGATTGGAACTTTACACAAGGTTATAGATCAGAGCCCGTGTGATGTGCTTACATTAGTATATGGTGAGCAAGCTTTAGTCGGAGATCAACAAATGTCTATCCTTGAATGGTCTACTACTGACGATTACAAACGAAAATTCACCACAAAAAAGACTATTCGCAATATAAGACCGTTATTGAAGATGAGGGAAGAATTATATCGTATATTACCGTACAATAGATTTTTGCTCATATCCAAAAAAGCACTACCTTATTTTCGTTTTGACGAGGCATTTATTGGATTATCTGAATATCATCTTTCTATAAAACTTTTACATTACACTAAAGATATCGTCTATAAAGGTTTATCTGCCAATGACATTTACGTATATGATGCTAACGATCCGGGTAACTATCGAAAGTTTATGGAAACAATTGACGGTGAAGAGTTCATTGAAAATCTATTACAATCTTTAGCCGAATATGATACATCTGGAGGAATTGATGTCATTTCAGTTGATTGATAGTAGCGTTTCACTTGATTATCTAGAACCATTCTGCAGGGCAGCAGAGAATGATCCTTCACCTGCAGCACAGAACATGGTTATACTTGATTGGGAAAAGTCTCCTGGATCTTTCCTCTATAAACTCTACGTTGACAAGATATACGACAAGGAAAATAAGGGCGGTTATCTACTTCAGATTAAAGACGGTCAGATAATATCTGGTTCTGGGTTTAGCAAATGGAATGTAGATGAGAATGTATGTCTTTTATATTCTAGGACATATGTATTGACCGAGCATAGAAACAACGGTGCACAACGGGTAGGAAGATATAGCTGGGAACAACTCAAATACATGAGAGCATATCAATATAAAGCAGGGATGATTACCTTCAATGAGTACAACGCACGGATTGTAGAATTGTTGAACGGATATAACTCTGCTGAACGAACTCACACTGTAGTAAACGGAGAATACTATAATCGTCACGGCAGAAAATTTGTACCTAGTATCACCTATCCAAAAAAAGTAAACATAAATCATACGGATCAGATAGTAGTATATTACTGTGATGATGCAAGTTACAAAGAAACTTTGTTAAATACGCTTAAGAAACATGAGATAGATTAAATGCTTTATCTTTTTACGATCTTAGGATGGATTTCTTTATTAGCGTTCGTTCCGATGGTGATATATGCCACGTATTGGCAAATCGCTATTTGTCTAATAATGTATTTCGTGTACCAAATGATCGGTGGTAACATCGGCTATCATCGTATCGCTTCTCATAGGATGTTTAAATACTCACGATGGTTAGAAATTGTTACCGTGACGATTGGCGGTTTGATGTTAAAATTTCCTGCAATTTATTGGGTAGCACAGCATAATGCACATCACGCAAAAGCGGACACCCTAGCTGATCCACATAGCATTGAGAAGAACGGTTTCTTTAAAGCAATCTTTATGATTCCTTTATGCACTAACAGCATACATCCTAAATATAACATTCATCTACTGCGTGATAAATTTTATACCTTTCAGAGAGATTATTATTGGTATATCATAGCAGCATATGCAGCAATTTTATATCTGATTGATCCTTTCTCGTTGATCTATGCATGGCTTGCCCCTTGTGGTCTTGTCCATGTTGCTATGACGATGGCAGCAACGTATTCGCATCGAGGTGGCAAACCGCATGATGATCCAATTTTTGCACTATATAGTTTCGGTGAAGGATGGCATCAGTTCCATCACGAGAATCCTAAGGCTTACAAGTTTCACCCAACGTTAGATATAACTGGAAATGTCATTGATCTAGTACGGGTTAAAAAATAGTTGATTTTTTATACAACAAGAGTATAATCTAAAAATGTATGATCAACCTATTCCAAAAACCTTAAAGTGCGAGAGCGTTATAGAAGCCACTGTGGTCAACTGTGAAAGATGCGGTGGGGTAGGATCATATGAGGTGACGACTGAGACTGACTATCATAAAAGATTTTTTGAAACGGCTCGCCAGACTTGTGATATTTGTGAGGGTGATGGTCGGATGATCATTATCCAAGAATATTTCAAAGTTATTAATCTACCTGAGCGGATTACTAGGAAGATTCCGTATAGAGAAAATGCGTACACGCAGATTGATCCGTTTCTGAAGGAAGTCTATCGGATCGCATATAAAATAGATGAGCGGGACCCTACGCTGGAGCGTAAATATCCTGATCTAAAAGCCCTATCTTATGACAATTATGATAAATTGGTAGAGGAATACCGACTTATAGAAATATTAAAAAAGTAGCATAAAAGACTTGACATCGGGCTAAAAAGTTCTTATCATGTAAAATACAAAGGAGATCGTAATGCCAGCAGTATTTTTAGTGTCGGACACACACTTTGGTCATGCCGGAGTGTGTCGCTTCACACGTAACGATGGTGTTACAAAGCTTCGCCCGTGGGACTCAGCTGAGGAAATGGACGAGTTGAATGAGTAGTTCGGAAATTAAAGGTCTTTACTTTTTTAGACAAAACTATTGGATACCTTATGGTCTTAACATCCGAGATAAACTTTGGTGGAGGTTTATGCCCGGAGTTGTGGTCAATGTCCGTTGGCCAAAAGGACAAGTAAAAGTTGGTCCTAGTCATAGAGACGGATATTCTGGGTATGGTCCCGAGTTTGAGTATGTTGATAGTGCTGATCCAAACGATCACTATCGTCCTTGGTTAGAAGAACATGTTGGCAAGCAAGGATGGGATTGGAACTGGGGTATGGGTGATATGGATGCTACTGAAAATCGCCTGACCATAAAGATTAGACAAAAACATGCCAAGTATGCTACGATAGTGGCAATACAGTGGAGTTGAAGAATACTATTTCTTATTAAGATTTGTAACTTGAAATGATCGATTATTGTGCCCAATCGGGTCGATCATTTTACACCTTTCTCCGTGCCATCTATTGAAGTTGCCCATAGACACAGATGACCCGCAATTTGGACAAGAATATTTAGGTGGTGTGATTCCTTTGTTTGAAGGGGGTTTTCCTTTTCTGGCTCTAGATATTTTAGCACTTTTTTCTGCTGATCCTTTTTTCCCTGTATTAGCAATAGCAATATTTTTTTTATGATTTTCGGATTTGGGACGGCCCTTACCAGCCGCAGACATCTTCTGTCTAGATTCTTTGGTAAGTATATTAACCCTACGGAATATCTCAACACTGGATTCTGGGTTGTGATATTTGCCGTTTAGCAGTAATGGATTACCCCAATCTTGTCTGATTGCTATCTGCTCCTGTTGCCAACACTTGACAGAATCGGAATTTTCATATATAATAGTAGCAGTAAAAGCAGTTTTTCCGTATTTCTTTATGTCATTTTTAATTCTGTTAGATGATGTAAAATAAGTGATCCAGAGATCATCTTTAGGAACAATACCCAAAGTTTGATTTCTGTATCGATACCCGTGGTAAAATTCACCGGTAAGTTTGTTGGTTATTGTATAAACATAAGCGTCAATCATATTTGCCCTTTGTTTAGTTATTTATCATTTAGGAGATGTTTATGCCATCAGTTTTTCTTTATTCAGATCCCCATTTTGGGCATCAAGGAGTTTGTAAGTTTATGCGTAATGACGGCGTAACAAAGTTACGGCCGTGGGACACCGCTGAAGAAATGGACGAACATCTTGTTAAAGTCTATAACGAGCGTGTTAAGCCAAACGACAAAATATATTTTTTAGGAGATGTGGCTATCAATCGTAAGGCTCTGGCTACCGTTCTGCGCCTGAATGGTGACAAGGTCCTGATCCGCGGCAATCACGATATCTTCAAGGATTCAGACTATACCGATATTGGATTCCGATCACTGAGGTCCTATCATGTCATGAATGGCATGATCCTGAGTCATATCCCTGTGCATGAAGCAAGTCTTGGACGTTTTGGTTGCTCAATCCACGGCCATCTCCACGCAAATCGTGTTATGAAGCCACGCGGAGTTGATGCCGAGACCGGCAAAATTCTATACAGCGACGAGATT